ATAAGATGCAAGTTACTGATAATATCGCTGTAACTCCTGCTGTGTTATATCTGAGCAACCCTACTGGTAACGATGGTCTTGATACCTTCGGTGCTCTGGTTCAGACGACCTTTAAGTTCTGATAAGTAAATCCTAACAGGGGGTGCTTGACATCCCCTTCTTTTTCCTATATAATTGTGTAACAATTCGTAATAAAACGAAAATGACTGTAACGACTAATGAGTTTGGACAACAGAATATGTTTGCCAAAGAACCTGTAATGTATTATGAAAACTATGGGATGCTATCTCCCAATCAAGTTAAGGAGCGCACCAATGGACGCTGGGCAATGGTCGGTTTTGTTGCTGGCATCATTTCTTATGTTAGCACTGGCAACTTCTTTTTCGGTATCTTCTGATGACTGAAGTAATTTTTACCATCACCTCAGTTGCCTTTTTTGTGCTTCTGTGTTATGCTGTAGAGAAAGTTGTGGAAACTTATTGATGAGTTCTGGAATGCTTGGGCAACTGAGTCTTGCCCTTCAAGAATTAGTGGAATCTGGTGCATGGTCTAATGAAGACGAACTTAAAGTTTGTGTAGCAGGCACTTTAAAAAAAGACAAGTTTATAGTTATTCAAAACACTACTAAAAGAGGAGAACAAAAATGAACAAAATTTTTACTGAAAAAGCAGAACGTATTAATGGTTGGTTTGCAATGTTGGGATTTGTTGCCGCTGCCGGTGCATATCTAACTACTGGACAAATTATCCCTGGGGTATTTTGATCTAAAGCGTCCAAAGGGACGCTTTTTTTATAAATATCTTCAGTGTTTATAAAAAAACAATGACGTTAGATCTTCATAACTTTTTTAAATATTATGATGATGGTAACGCGAACCATGTAGCAGCTGTACAATGGTTGGAAGATAATCTTCCTACACAATTCTTAGATGACTCAGAGACTGACTGGATTGGTATTTACAGAACAAAACCACCAACTCCAGCAGTACTTGATGTTCCATATTTTAATCAGGTAGATAACTACAGAGATGCACATAGAACGTGTAACTCTTCATCCTGTGCAATGTGCCTTGCTTTCCTTAAGCCAGGTAGCATTAAAGGTGACGATGAATACGTTAAAAAAGTATTTGAGATTGGTGACACAACTGACCATGCTGTACAGACAAGAGTTCTGGAAGCTTATGGAGTTAAGTCGCACTTCAGTTACAATCTTTCTTTTGCTGACATTGATAAAAGTTTGGATGCTGGAAAACCTGTTGTTATTGGTATCCTTCATAGAGGTTCTTTAACTGCACCTACTGGTGGACACATGGTTGTAGTGATTGGTAAGACTCCCGATGGAAAGGGATATTACTGCAATGACCCATATGGTTCGTGTAATGATAATTATACTGGACCAGTAACAAATGGTAAAAAGACCATTTACACAAAAGCAATGCTTAAGCATCGTTGGTGCCCAGGAGGTAATGATGGATGGGGAAGAATCTTCGATTAATTTTAAAAGAAAAATTCTTAAAGTGATTAGGGATCTTACAAATAACGGAAAACATAAAGAAGCAAACGACCTTTATCAAAAGTATTTCGGAGGACTAAATGGCAAGAATTGATTTACACAACTTCTTCAAGTTCTATGATGAGAAGAATCCAAATCATGTAAAAGCAGTGCAGTGGTTGGAAGATAATTTACCAGTCAAGTATCTAGAAGATACTATAGACTGGGCAGAGATTTATAGAGGAAAAAAGGGTAATGCGGCATCAGTATCAGCACCATCTGTTGTCGCTCCTGTAGTTGGTGGTGACGATATGCCTATGATGGGACTTAAATTAATCAAAGAGTTTGAAGGATGTCATTTGAAGGCATATCCAGATCCTCTTACTGGTGGTCTTCCAATTACAATTGGTTGGGGTTCAACCCGTAAGAAGGATGGATCTCCATTCCATATGGGTGATACTCTCACTCAGACAGAAGCAGATGAACTTTTGATTGAACAGTGTAAGAGAGAGTTTCTTCCTTCACTCCGTAAAATTCCACACTGGAATGAAATGTCTGATGGTAAAAGAGGTGCTTTACTTTCTTTTGCTTATAATCTTGGTGCTGGTTTTTATGGTTCTGGTGATTTCAATACTATTACTAAAAGACTGAAGAATAAAGAATGGGACTTAGTTCCAGATGCTCTTTATCTCTACAGAAATCCTGGTTCCAATGTAGAAGCAGGCCTTGCTCGTAGAAGAAAGGCAGAAGGTGAATCTTGGAAAAAAGGTTAACCCTATTTACAAAGGAAAATGTCTACTAAGAAAAACGAAAATGCTATGGGACAATTAATTCGTATATGTATTTTGGGTTGGTCCGCAGCTCTTCTTACTGCAAGTTATGCTGGCACTCTATCTAAGATGGATCCCACATTCATTGCAACAGTCTTTACTGCATCTGCTGCTACTTTTGGAATCAATACTATGAAGAAAGGTGGTGATGATGAAGATGAAAAGAAAGAAAAACCTAAAAGAGAAGAAGTAGTTTCTGCTCCACCAGAACCAGAAGTACCAGAAACTCTTGAAGTTCCAGAAACTCTTGAAGCAAGAGTTGAAGCACTTGAAACTAAAGTAGAAGATGGTGAAGGATTTGTACAACCACGCACAGGAGTCTAATGGCAAAATCAGCAAACAAAGGTAAGAAGGGTTCTGCTGGAGGAAAACAATCCAAGCAGAATCAGGGCAATGCTACTTCTAAGAAAGCAAAGAATGGTGGTAAGAAAAAGTAAATCATGAGGTATTATGCCAAGAGAGTGGAATACTCCCAAGCGTGAGTGTTGGAATGCTCCAATTCACCAAATTCTTAAAGCAATAGATAATCACACCCGCCTTCATATGGAGACGGGTGATTTTTGGCACGAAGAACAAGCACAAATATTAAGAAAGTATGTTAAAGATTTGAAAGTCTGGATTCATAAACAAGAGGGTGTTTGGAATGAATAATTTTCCTTGGGGAGTATGTATAATTCTTGGAGCAGGTTTATTATTCACTGCTTGGATAATTTACTATATACTACGACTAGCATATTTGGAGACTAAAGATGAGACATTTATCACTGATTCTATCAACAACAAGTCTTCTCATTAGTGGTGCTCTTTGTGTGGGTGCTTATATAACCTACAAGAAAGCAGAAGCAATTCTCAACAATCCAGAAGATTTTGTAAATGCTGTTGTGGAGAAGCAGATTGCCAAAGCAATTGAAAAATTGCCTATTCCGAAACTAAATACTGAGAAGTTTAAACTACCATTCTAATGTCTGAAAAAGATCCATACATTTATAGAATCAAAGATATTCATAAAGTAGTTGATGGAGATACAATAGATGCGTCAATTGATTTAGGATTTGATATAAGTTTAGAAAAACGCATTCGTCTTTCTGGTATAGATACACCAGAAAGTCGTACAACCGACCTTAAAGAAAAAGCACTTGGATTAGAAGTTAAAGAATGGCTTAAAAAGAAACTAGATGGTAATCATGAAATACTTGTTAAAACAGAACTTCCAGATTCGACTGAAAAATATGGCAGAATTCTTGGAAGGTTATATGTTGATGGTGTATGTCTCAACGATCGTATGATTGAAGAAGGATACGCTTGGTCGTATGATGGTGGAACAAAGAAAAAAGATTTTGATGAACTGGAGTCCAAGCGTAAAAAGTAATTAATTTGAGTGAAACTTCTTATATTGATCTTGTTTATTTTTTTGTTGTTCTTTTTTGAGTAATTTATTGATTTTTTTTGTGGAAGCAGATTTTTCAAAAGCAAAATAAACTTGAGTTTCATAGGGGGTAAGATCTTTGTTCAAAAGTTTCTTACCCCTTACAAATATCTGTTCAACTATAGGTTTCATTTTCTTTACCATCCATTCCACCAAAGATTTTCCAATAAGAGCCGCAGCAACAGAAGCAGTAGCAGTGGTGCCAGCAAGTATAACCTGTTCTTTTGGGGGAATTGGAACTTCCCCGATGATGGGTACTTCAATGATTGGAACTCCTAGATTATTGGTTTGATTGTTATTATGGTTGGAATTCTGTTGATCATCTTCCGGAGTTTGAGCAACTTGAGGTAGTTGTATTTGGGGAGTGGATTCTGGGAGACTTCTTGGTTTTTCTTCTTTTTGTTCTTGTTGTTTTTTCTGTTCTGCTCTTACAGCAGCATTAAACTCTTCCTGTGTAGGAACGTTGATGACTGGATACTTGATGGAAGTATCGGGAACATCGACAATAGGAAGTACCATTCCACGAACAACTGGAACTTCTACATTACGAAGTACTGGTTGTTCTATTGTTGAAATAACACTAGGACCATTAATGCCAACTTTTGGTATTCCGTTGGCATTGTTTTTTATATTGGCAATTGCGTTGCTATTATTTATTTGCGGTATTGGTTCCATTTTTTCGTTTTCTTTCTTGTGCTGCTAATTGCTTTTCTCTAATTTTTTGTTTAGTTTCTTCACTCATCTTGACTCCATATCTAGAGTTATTTTTACCACTTCTATCTGGTTGATTTGCCCTCAGTTTTTCTAGTGCTTCTTCAGTATGCCCTCCTTCTGTCGGACTTTTCCATTCTCCATTTTCAACTCGTTTTTTCTGTGCATCACTAATTTTTTTCCTCACCTCTGGTCTTTTTGCTGGATTTTTATCTCCAGCAAGTTTTCCTTTTGCTGAAATACTTAATTTTTGTTTTACCTCTGGTGTATGTGCAATATATTGACTTCCTCCACCTATGGTATTGTTGTATCCTTCTTTATATGAGTTGTATTTTTCAATATAAAATGTTTCTCTTTCATCAAGATTGTGGATATTACATTCTTCTAAAAGTTCTACGGTAAAGTTTTCTTTGCCGTATTTTTGAATTGCTTGTGTTATTGCAGTTTTTTTACTTGGATGCTGATGCTCTTTAAATCTATATTCTATTGAATGTTTTGTTTGCCCAACATATACTTTATTGTTAATTGTATTTGTAATTAAATATATTTTTCCCATATGGTTGGATTTTGAACTTCTACTATTATTTATAAAAAATTGGAAGTTCAAAATCCAACCTATTTTTTAATTTTAGAAACAACCGTACCATTTCCAGTCATTAAGTATCCATTAGGTGATGGACCAACTATATCTGCACATATTTTTCCATAAGGACTTTCTGGATGAAAAAACCCACCATTTCTTATCATTTCTAAACAAAGTTTTGCCCTTACGAGTTCAAAATCTAAACGACTTTTTTCAACTTCACTTTGTTGTCTAGCAATTTCTGTTCTTACTCTTTCTTTGCATAGTTCAGTTAATCCTCCATCTAATGGGAAGTTAAATCCCATTGATATACCACCATTAGCACTATGAGTTTGATATGCTTCTGGGTCTCTACTACCATTCATATTTCCCAATATGAATGGAGATACACTCATAGTGGGTCCTTGACAACTAACCCCTGATCCATAAGTATTCACTGCATAAGGACCTTGTAAGACTTGAACTGCTTGATTCACAACACTACCTGTTGCTGAAGCACTTGGACCTGCAATGTTGGTATTACTTGGTGCTGGAGTTGCTTGTCCGAAGGCAACTCCGGAACTTATCATTATTGAGTAAAGACAGAAACTGAGTTTGTAGTAGATTGAGTTTCGGTTGTGCGATCTATCCATGTTTCTTTAGCCACTCCAGGGCCGAGATAAGTCTCACTAAACTGGAATGCGCCACCTTGATTCATAATACTGTAGTTTGCTCCTTGTTGGGGAGTACCGGGAATGTTAATATTAGTTCCAGTCACAGTATATGATGTGCCAGTTGTATATTCTACCTGGCGTATAGATTCTATAACTTTTGTTGTTGATTCTGTTGTTGCTGTAATAGTGCCTCTTGTAAAATTAGGCACGATGGATTCTGCTAGGGTAGGACAAGAAAACCCTAGCAGGAGTAAACCTGCTAGGATATATTTCATTTGAATACGCTCAGTTCAACGCTACGTTGTGCAGTTGCAGTAGTTCCAGCACCACCAGCAGTTACAGTAGGAACACCAGTTGGTGATAATGTTCCTGCAAGAGAACCCTTGTCTCCTGCTAACTGAGTAACACTATCTCCATAAAGGTTGGGAGAAGCAATAACTCCACCACTGACCGACTGAGTAGTGACTGGTGTATCAGCAGCATTGAAAGTTTCTGAGAAACTGAATGCCTGACCTGCCGTATTAACGTCATAACTTCCAGCACCACCTACACCACCAAATGATGTGGATTGAATATTTGTACCAGAAGCAGAATACGATGCTCCAATTCTTGTTGATTGTACCGCAGCACCCTGAACACCAAGTTGAATAGAATCAGTAATTCTTGATGTAATTTCAGCAGCACTTACAGGGGTAATGAAGAATAACGAAAAGGCTAAAAGAAGTCTTTTCATTTTCTTAAGAAATAAACACTACAAATATTTAGCGCAAAATAATTGTAATTGACGGAACATAAAAGTATTGGACAAAATGAGAATGTATGGAGTATAATAAATATTATTATGAGAAAAGTAGCAACAATACGTGTCCCTTAAGAAACCTTCAGAACTATTCGAACAAAGGAGAAATGAGTCTCTTGAGAAAGAACGTGCCTTAAAAAAGCAGCAAGAAGAAGAGAGACTGAAGAATAAAAAGATTGTTTCGCCAAGAGAATTATTTGGTGAAACAGTAGAAGTTGAAGAACTTTCTATTGTAGAAGAAATTGTAGAAGAAATTGTAGAAGAACCAGTAGATCCATACCTTGAAAAGATTTATGAATTAAGAAGTGATTTAGAAAATATTTCTTACATCATTCCCGAAGAAACTGATTTAACAGAAGTCTATCAAGATATTGACAATCTTAAAAATAGAATTGATAATCTTCCAAAACAAAAAAGTTACGACAAAGATATTCAATCTATTCGTGAAGAACTAGAAAGAATTGAAGGTAGTATTCCAGTACCTGAAGTTTTTGATCCTTCTGACTTATATGAAAATATTTCAGCACTTAAGAATAAGTTAGAGGAAGTTCGTTCAGAAATTCCTACAATCCCAGAACCAATCCTTTATGATCATCAGTTAGATCAACTGAAAGAGATGGTTGTGGATGTTCGTAATAGCATCCCAGTCGTTCCTGAAATTAGATATTATGAAGATGAACTGAATGCAATTATCAATGCAATTGAAGAAGTTCGTTCTGAAATTCCAGTTGTACCTGAAATCAAATATTATGATAATGAGATTTCTGTAATTGAATCGCGTCTTGTAGAAATTCAAGAGTCAATTCCAACTGTCAAGTATTATGATGATGAACTTGATATTCTGGACCAAAGGATTGTAAATGTCAAAGAATCTATTCCTGTAGTTCCTGAAGTTAAGTATTATGATAAAGATGTAAAAGAACTCAAAGAACAGATTGCTGCTGTTAAAGAATCTATTCCTGTAGTTCCAGAAGTTAAGTATTATGATAAAGATGTAAAGGATCTTAAGAAAGAAATTGCTTCCGTTAAGAACTCTATTCCAGAAGTCAAGTACTATGATAAGGATGTAAAAGAGTTAAAGGAAGAAATTGCTTCTGTTAAGAACTCCATACCAGAAGTTAAGTATTATGATGAAGATATTAGAGATCTAAATGAAGAGGTTCAAGTTCTTTATAATAAAGTCTCATCAATAAAAATTCCAGATCAAGATAGATATGTAAAAGAAGTTAAAGGATTATATTCGTCCTTTGAAGAGAAAAATCATAGACTTCTTGAAAAGATTAATTATCTTGAAGAAGTTTTTGAAAAGTTTAATGAAGAAACTCTTACTGAAGGATTATTGAATGAACCTCCAGAGGTTAAGAACTCTGATCCATTAACACCATTAGATCAAAACTTTGTAACTCTCAGTCAACTTCAAGAGCACTATCGTTTATTCATCAATCGTATTCAACAGCAACTTGCCTCGATTGGTGGGGGTGGTGAAACTCGTCTTGAGTTTCTTGATGATGTTGATAGAAATAGTGCAAAAGTTAATGGTAGATTTTTAAAGTATGATGCTGCATCTGGTAAATGGATTGGCGCATTAGGTGGTGGAGGTGGTTCTCAAACACTTGATGATACTTTAGGACTTGGAAATACTTCCATCCTTGGAATGTCTGTAGGTGTTGTAACCGCAACTTATTTTGTTGGTGATGGTTCTTTACTTACAAATGTACCTGGAAGTGCTAATAGTGGATATGCAAATACTGCTGGTATAGCAACTTATGCTACTAATGCTGGTATTGCAACAGTAGCACAAGGTCTTACTGGAACTCCAAACATTACTGTTGGAATTATTACTGCAAATAGTTATTATGTTGGTTCTACGCAAGTAATAAATAGTGCAGGTCAGTGGGTCGGTAGTGGATTATCTGTATATTCAAATATTGATGGGGGATTGCCCAATAGCGTTTATGGAGGAATTCCTGTGATTGATGGTGGGGTTCCTTAAATATGGCACAACAAATTCAATTTAGAAGAGGTACTTCTGCTGAATGGGCAGCTGCCAATCCAATTCTTGCTCAAGGAGAAATTGGAGTAAATCTTGATGGAAACCGATTTAAGGTCGGTACAGGTCTTACAAGTTGGAATTATCTAGAGTATACTGCAGTTTTTGATGTAGTAGTTCAATCACCATCTGCTTCAATTGTTTATCCAACATTTGCAAATAATTCTGGAACAACATCTGTCGGTATTGCTACTAGTGGATCTACAAGTGTTGTTTATATTCCATCTACAGGAAATCTTGGAATAGGAACTACAAATGCTACATCCAAATTGACTGTTTCTGGTAATCTATTAGTAACTGGAATTGTAACTGCAACAGACTTTAACTCTGCATCTGATATTAATCTCAAAGAAAATATTCAAAAGATTGATAATCCGATTGATAAGATTATCAAAATAGATGGTGTTAGATTTGATTGGAAGTCGGACAACAAACCTTCAATGGGTGTAATCGCACAAAATATTGAAGAAGTATTACCTGAACTTGTAAGTGGTAATGATAGTAAGACAGTTAACTATAACGGAATTATTGGTCTATTGATTGAGTGTGTAAAAACTCAACAAGAACAAATTAATGATTTAAATAAAAGACTGGACGAGTTGACTAAATAAATCATATTACCCAGTGGAAACACGAAGACGGTAGATGGCAATTAAACTTTCAAATTCTACTATCATTGATGATAGTAGAAACATTGTTAATGCTGGTATTGTAACTGCACAGTACTATTATGGAGATGCGTCCAATCTCTCCAAAAACTTTCCATTGGTAACAAATATTTTATATGTTGCAAAAAATGGAAACGACGCAAACCCAGGAACAAGACTCTCAGAACCAAAAGCAACCATTGCAGGAGCAGTTGGAGCAGCAACATCAGGAACTGTTATTAAAGTTAGTGCTGGGACTTATATAGAAAATAATCCAATTGCACTTCCAGACCAAGTAAGTATTGTAGGTGATAGTTTAAGAGAAGTTTCAGTTACTCCACAAAATACTGGAGATCTTTTTTACGTTGGAACTGGAAATTATATTGCAGAAATGTCTTTTGTTGGTTCTGCAAATACAGGAGCAATAGTTTCATTTAATCCGAATAATCAAAGATATATTAATCAGTCACCTTATATTCAAAACTGTACAAACTTTATTCCAAATAGCACTGGATTAAGAATTGATGGTAAGAATGCTCTTGGACCATTAAAATCAATGGTTCTTGATAGTTA